GCGTGATTTTTTGCGACCGCCCACCGGGAAGAACAGAAACCGGCGGTGGGGGATAGGCGGAACGGCTACCTGGGAAAACTGGGGGGGCGAGGGTGAGATCCGCACACGGAGGCGAAGATAGGACCGTGTACCCGCAAGTCTGTCGGATGGTGCCTCGCACGTGCGTTCGCGCATGTGAGTCGAGAAACGCCTGAAGGATGCAGTAGCTATTCGCGCTCGCTCGCGCTATTAGCTCCGCTTGGGGCTATAGGGGCAAGAGTTGAGATGTGAAAAACGATAGGATAAGGTACAGGAGCACGCGGGAGCGTGCGACAAGCGAGCGGGAGCGAGCGCCCGAGCTTCAGCTCGGAACCGAGCGGAGCGAGGCTACAGGCGAAGTTCTTTTCTGTAGGAAACTGTATCTGTATAGAGCGCGTGAGTTATCTAATGCGCGCGGGTCGCCCCGTTTGCAATTGATTGCAAAAGATAGTGGCGTAAAAAAGCCCGCGTGTGGCGGGCTCAGTGTTTAAGCGTGTGCGTGTTGGCTTCGATTCTCATTGCACCGCGTCAGAATGACGTGTTTTATGAGAGACCTACTAGCTTCATTGACGTTACTCAGCCTGACCCTGGATTTGAAACTGGACAAGCCAATTGCGGCGGCCAGCTGGCCTATGCACTCGTCCGCAAATGACGGGGTTAAACTTCGGTCACTGAAATCGATATCGATGACTTCATAGTCACGCAGAAAGTTCAGTATGCGTCTACGGGCTTGCGCTCCAACTGGGCGAGTCGTCACTTCTGGTGCCAAGTCCTCGATCCTGATTTTAAAAGTTGAAATCATCATCTTCCATCCCCTCAGGTAGTGGCAAGCTTTCATAGACGGCTACAATGTCCATTGGTGTATCCAGGTCCCACTCAATCACAAGTAACGTTCCATCCCAACTGGATTTGGTTTGGAATCGTCGGGCTATGCCAGCAGTCGACGAGAACAACTCATTCCCAGATAATACTAGCAGAAAACCCCTGTTTTGCTCCAGCAACTTTCTGGCTACTGCTAAACCATATCCTCCGTGCCCTTGCCCTGGCTTACCGGTGACGCCGTATTCTGTCGCTAATTCGCATGAATTCACTGCTTCCAGTCTAGCAGAAAGCAATGCATTTTGTGCAAGCGAGTTCCGAATTCCCACGCCACTATCGGCCAATGTGATCTGGCCTTTGCGGCCTGCGGGCCACACCTGAGCGCAGATGAGGCCATACAAACCATCCGTTACTGCGGAGTGCGAGTAGCAATTGTCTAAGAGCTCTCGCAGCATGGTGTTAATCGCGTTGTTTGTCTGTGGGTCAGGACACACAGTGGCGAAAAGTTGGGTGAGCGACGCTGCAGTCTCTTCGATCGTTGATTTATCTCTAAGCGGGTGTATTGGGTGGTATCGACCACCAGGCGCGCGCGTCTTTTCGGCAAAAGGTGAGGGTACACCGACCGCATCCCAGAGACGCATCGTATCCGCATATGGCGCAATCTTGTCCGGCAGTTGCAGTTTCTTTAGCTTGAGCGTCCGGAGCATGTGCGCTAGCGTAGCTAAATGAAACGGTTTAACGAATCGTGGCGCAGCGCAACGCCCGTCCTGCTTGAGTTGCATCAGCTCGTCCAGCCACTCTTGTATATCGCGTGAAGTCGTACAATCCATTATTACTCAATTCTCGATTTCAGGCTTGAGGTACATTTGATGTCGTCCTCATAGAAGGTTAGTGCGCGGGCTATTTCTTACTTGGCCAGCCATTCGCGGCAAGCCGCGGCAATCTGTTCCGTGCGCTTGAAATTGACGCAAGTGCCCCATGCGCATTGGGAGATTGTGCCGTCGGCGTTGACGGTGAACTTGGCTTCCGACATGCCAATGATCTTATCGCCGGAGATGGTGACGGGCGTGCTTTTGTACTTGCCCTGGTACTCGTAGCACAGCTCTCCGGTGCCATTGGCGCGGATCAACATCGTGTGCGTTTGGATGGCGTTGGAGCCAACCCAGTAGCCTGCTAATTCAGGGTGTGGGGTAGGTGTGTACTTGTGCGAGACATTGTGGGGTGTCATGCAGCCGGCCAGCAATGCGCAGAGCAGGGCGGCGATCGTTATTTTCATTGTGCGAGCCTGATGAGATAAAGGCTTCCAGTATATGAAAATTGACAACTGGAAATCTATCCAATTGTTGCAGTCAGTCCGACTTCTGTTTCTCGAGGAGTGCGCTCAGGCGGGCGACTTCATCGGTCAGGATGCGTAGCTGCTCCAGTACTGGCAGAGCCCGGAGGCGGTGATTGATTTCGGCGTTGACTGTCCAGGCTTGCTTTGCCGCGTCAGCTGCTAGCTGAACATGAAGTTCGAGGGGGATGCGAATTGTGATTGCTTTCGTCTTGAGTGGCTGTTTTGCTATTTTCATCGCGCGATCATTGCGCGACTTCCTCAGAAAGTGTTGTTTTTGATGTCGAATGACATCACTTTTTATCTGGCACGACTACACTTAAATTTAACAAATTTCAGCATGGACCAATGTCGACTCGGAATGCGATAGCAGGGGCATGACCACATATTGAAGCCCCATACTAATTTCCAATGAGTAATACTGTTACATTCCGCGTATATTGGAACTGCGCCAACAACAGTAAGGAGTACCAAGATGGTATGCAAAGATCCGAGGCATTCGGACGAGCAAAGGGCGAGGGCAGCCCTAGAACAGATGGACGACGACGCCTTGGCTGCAATGGTCAAGATGATGGAGGAGGTTGCAAAGAAGCACCCTCGGCCGCCACGAGCCGATTTGAAAATCGTGAAACCACCGGCCGAACCCAAGGCCTAAATGTAAATTTACTGATCCGCCTAAACCTCGCCGATCAACTTTCACAAAAAGAAAATACCGTGTGTGACAATTCGTTAGTTTGCAGGTAGCGTATTAGGCGTATTGTTGCCGATCAAATACATGAATTGCTCAAGATGACAGATATTGAACGTGCAATGAACGCATATCTTGGTATGACGGATGAGTTTCAGAAGGGCATGCTTCCTATGCTACAAGCTATGGCCGCTGCCCGTCCCAGGCGCCCGGCTTTGCGACTCGTCATTGATAACGGAGCCGAGATTTCTTCTCGGGGCGTTGGCGGCAGCAGTTTCGATCATCTCCACGCCAACGGCGTCAGCCATCCGATACCTGCGCAAGATCGCGGCCTCTCGCTCATTAATGGCGTGAATTAAAAGAAGCTTCTCGACGGATAGTGAGTAGCTGTTTGGTGCCTCTTCTCGTCCAGAGACCGCTGGCGCCACCGTTGCTATTTCTTCGGCCAAGCGAGGGCTGAACTCCCTTACCTGTACACCCAGCGCTCTTGCAAGGCCCCCAGCCGCCTTGATGTTTAGAGCGCGATGCCCCTTCAAATACTGCCAGACCATCGCCGGTGACGAGATGCCAGCCGCCTCGGCTAATGTCTCCTGAGTAAAACGTTCGCCAGCACGCTTCGCTGCGGCCTTCCTGGTATCAAAGATATCGCGGAGACGATTTGCGTCTTCCAATTGCCAATCTTCGATTCCTCGTCGAACTTCTTTAATTTTCGTATTCATACCAAATTTTGAGCGGTGCTATGAATGCTCACAACGAGCATTGCTATGAAATTCGCTTGACAACAAACATAGCACTGCTATGATTGCGGCTATGGAACTCAAAAACTACATCGAAAAGACCGGCACTACGATCACTGCATTTGCCCGCCTGCTTAGCGAGAAGTGCGGCAAAACGGTATCGCGGGACGTGGTCTACCAGTGGGTGAACGGCATTCGACCGATCCCGGCTAGCTACGGCCATCAGATCGAAGAAATCACCGATGGCGCCATGACGCGCCAGACGATGTTCCCGACCAAGTGGATGGATATCTGGCCTGAACTCGCTTCATCTTCCCCTGCCACCGCACCCACCACCGTGACCCCGCACAAACTCGCTGGAGAAGCTGCATGAAATCACCTGTCACCTGGTTCATGTCGCTGCTCGGCTACGTGCCGCGCCCGGCGAAGTACGCCGACAGCATCTGCTCGCTCAAGATCGACGTCGACAGCGCATCGGTGGATGCCTCGATAAAGGCGCTCGACCAGCTGCGTGCTTCCGCTGTTCAAACGGAAGAGGTCATGAAAAGCCTCGTCGCTGCCGAGGGCGCTGCCGCCACCGCGATGTTGCGCGCCGGCTTCCTGATACCGTCCACCGAGCAGTTCGCCGCCACGCTGATCGCCGACCCGGCGCAGGCTGAGCTGCTGAACCAGATCCGCGCGCTGATCGAAGAAATGCGCCAGGAGCGCCAGTACAACGTTCGCGCTTTCAAAAAAATCAATGGCGAATGGCTTCCGTGCAGCGCAAGCGACAGCGGCCTGCCTGGCTGACGGCACCAGCCCAACACCGAATTTAGTAACCCTGCCGGCCCTAGACCTGCCGGTTTTAATCCTGAAGCACGCATCACTATAGGAGCAACACCATGAACCACACCAGCCAACGCTACAAGCCAGACCCTCGCTTGAACGTCGTCAAGGTCTACCTCGGCGACGAGGAGCAGGCCACCCTGCAGAGCCACTGCCACGCCAACGACGTCAGCATCAGCGGGTTCCTCCGCCAGGCCGGCATTCGCGCCGTGACAGCACACCAGAATCGTATCCGCACGCCGGGGCGGGAGGAAGGGCCTGTTGCGGGCCTGCGCCGGGCCTTTTCGTTCCCGGGGCAGGGCACGCGCCGGGTGAGCCGCGGTGCGTTGCGGCCGATGCGTTCCTGAACAGCTAACCGGCCAGCCGACCAGCAGCCAACCACCGCAAGGAGCATTCGTGAATTCGATCATCGCCGGAGTAGTGACCATGACCAGTCTTGAGCTGGTCGACTTCATCAACCGCGAACGCACGGGTGACCAGGCTGTGCTTGCGCACTCGGACTTCATGAAGAAGGTGCCGCATGTGCTGGGTGAGGGTGCCGGATTATTTTCCGACACCTACCAGCACCCGCAGAACGGCCAGACCTATCCGATGTACCGGCTGCCGAAGCGCGAAGCCTGCCTGATGGCGATGAGCTACAGCTATGTGTTGCAGGCGAAGGTCTTCGACCGGATGTGCGAGATGGAGCAGGCGCTCCAGCCGAAGTTCCAGGTGCCGACGACACTGTCCTCCGCGCTGCGCCTGGCCGCCGAGCAGGCCGAGGTGATCGAGCAGAAGGCGCTGGCGCTGGAAGCGGCGAAACCGGCCGTCGAGTTCGTGGATCGCTACTGCGACGCCACCGGCGCGCTGGGCTTCCGCCAGGTGGCGAAGGTGCTGAAGGTCAAAGAGCACATCTTCCGCGACTTCCTGATCGAGAAAAAAATCATGTATCGCCTCGGCGGCGCGCTGGCGCCGATGGCAGCGCACCTCGACGCCGGCCGGTTCGTGGTCAAGGCCGGCCACGCCGCGGCGAACAACCACGCCTTCAACAGCGCGCGCTTCACGCCGAAGGGCGTCAACTGGGTCGCGGGCGAATTTGCGAAGCACCAGGTCGAGCAGCAGCTCGCCCTGCACTGACGGAGATACGAATGGAAAACCAGAATAACGCCGCGCAGGTGATAACCGATATCGGCCTGCCCGAGCTGCGCGACGTGCTGAAGGCCGCTTGCCTTTCCGGCGAGCCGGTCACGCTGTCGCACCTGGCCGCCGGCGCGCTGCACTACGTGATGACCACTGGCGTGCCGCTGCCGCCGCTGACCGAAGCGCCAGTTCCACCGCTCTCGACTGCCACAGACGAGGAGCTGGCGGGCGTCGCGCACCGCCATCAGGGCGAGCGCATCTACAGCACGATGGAAGTCGCGCGCATGAGCAGTCTGGCGCCGGCGCACGCCGCTAAGATGGACCTGGCGCGCCGCGTCTGCCAGCACCTGGCCAGCACCACCGCCATCGACCCCGTCACTGCCGGGAAGGTGGCCGTCGATATCGTCGCGATGCTGGATGCGGCGCCAGGCGGTCCGCAGTACATGGAAGATCCCGTCGACATCATCCGCACGCTGCTGTGCACGGTCGATCATTACTGGTCGCTGCCGGAAGAGAAGCGCGAAGCTTATCCGTCGCCGACGGCCGAGTTCTCGCCGCTGATGCAGGCCGCACGCCGGGCATGCGTCGAGCGCGGTTTCACCACCGGCGGCCTGGCCATCGACACCGGAGCACCAACCACCGGCACATCACCGTAACACCGCAAGACCGGGCAGCCGCGCCCCGTCCAGCGCGGCAAATGAAAACCAACGGAGAACCCAGTGAATATCCCCAACCTGTCGAGCAAGCAGATCCGCAACATCATCATCGGCGTCGTGGCCGCAATCCTCGTCCTCTCGTACTGGCCGCTCAAGTCCGTGCCGACCGGCTCGCGCGGCGTGGTAACGCAGTTTGGCGCCATCAAGGGTGTCGAACAGGAGGGCCTCGCGTTCGTGCCGCCGTGGCAGAAGCTCTCCATCTTCAGCATCCGTGCCGAGGAAGCGAGCATCGAGAACGCTGACGGCAGCACCGCCGACACGCAGCCGGTCAAGGTCAGCATGACGGTCCGCTACAGCATCGCCACCGACCGAGTTTCGGAGGTCTACGAGAAGTATAGCCACGATGGCAACCTGTCCAGCTACGTGCAGACAGCCGCCGCTGAAGTGTTCAAGGCCGTGACCGCGCGCTACACGGCGCCGGACCTGATCAGCAAGCGCTCCCAGGTATCGGGCGACATCAGCGCCGCGCTGCGCCAGAAGCTGGCCCTGTACGGCGCCAGCGTGATCAACATCGACATGCGCAACTTCTCCTTCGGCGACAGCTACATGAAAGCCATCAACGAAAAGGTCACGCAAGAGCAGCTGCGCCTGGGCGCCGAGAACAAGCTCAAGACCGTCGAGTCCGAGCAGAAGCAGAAGGTCGCGGTCGCCGAGGCCGAAGCAAAGGCGCTGTCGGCGAAGGCGGACGGCGAGGCCTACGCGAACCTTACGGTAGCGAAGGCTCAGGCAGAGGCGCTGCGTGTGCAGAACGCGGCCCTGGCGCAGAACAAGGATGTGCTGGAACTGCGCCGTATCGAGGTAGAGCAAACGAAGGCGAACCGCTGGGACGGGGTACTGCCGACCACGATGTATGGCTCCGCGCCGATTCCGTTCTTGAACGCGAAATAACTGCCAACGCCAGAACTCAAGGAGCTAAAAATGTCAGCAGCAACCGCAGTACCCGAACCAGGCAGCGTCGCCAAGCTGCTCGACTTCCTGATCGGCGAGCACCGCCTGAAGAACGATGCCGCCCTGGCGCGCGAGATGAACGTCGCGCCGCCAGTCATCAGCAAGCTGCGCAAGGGCCGCCTGCCGCTGGGCCCGACCTACATCTTGCACATCCACGAGCACTTCGGGATCGGCGTCGCCGAGATCCGCGACCGCGCGGCGCTGCAGCACTGAATCAAGCAAGCAAGAAAAAGCCGGCGTCCAGGCCGGCTTCGTACAACCACTACAGAGGCAACGATGATACCACACAAAAAAGCGAGGCCGAATCCATGACGGACCTCTACCACAGTACCAAGGTCGTAGCGGCCGCCAAGGACTGGCGCGATACCGACAAGGCCAAGATCGCTGCGCCAGCCGCCGACAAAGACCGCGCCCGCAGCAAGCACCGCCTGAACGAGCAGAAGCTCCGCGCCGCCGTCGATGAGCTGGCGCCGAAAGCAGGTGGCCGCCCATGAGCAATCCCACCATCCCCGCCAAAGGCAGTCGCTCCCACGCGCTGCTCGTCGCCTTCCAGCAAGGACCGGGCACCTTCTACCAGATCTGCGAGCGCGCCGGCTTCGACATCGAGGATTCGCGCCTGGAAGTGGCACTCCGCCAAATCTTCGATCATATGATCGGCGGCAACGTCCGCCTGTCCGGGATCACTTACCACCTCACCGATGAAGCTCGCCTGGCTCTGGGCGAAGCGCCGCCGGCGCCGTACGTCGGCCAGATCGCCGGCCCGGCGTTCCGCGGCACCGCTTACACGGCACCAGTGCGTATTGCGCGCCGCGCACCAGGAGCTCATGCATGAAGCGTGACGCGCTCCCTGCCGATATCATGTTCGGCTCCGTGTGCAGTGGCATCGAGGCGGCGAGCGTCGCCTGGCATCCGCTTGGCTGGCGCGCCGCCTGGCTAGCCGAGATTGATCGATTCGCATGCGCCGTGCTGGCGCATCACTATCCGAACGTGCCGAACCTGGGCGATATGACCAAGATCGCCCGCGCAATCCGCGACGGCTTCGTGCAGACCGTTGATGTGCTCTGCGGCGGCACGCCGTGCCAAGCATTCTCCATCGCCGGCCTGCGCAATTCGCTCGACGATGCGCGCGGCAACCTTTCCCTTGTATTTTGTGAGATCGCCGATGAAAACGACAAGCGCCGCGCTGCAGATGGACTTCTTCCGGCCGTTATCGTCTGGGAAAACGTCCCAGGAGTACTCAGCACCAAAGACAATGCCTTCGGCTGCTTCCTTGCTGGCCTTGCCGGCGAAGATGATCCAATCGAACCACCAGGGGGCAAATGGTCGAACGCTGGTTGTGTGTATGGTCCCAAAAGAACAGTCGCGTGGCGGGTCCTTGATGCCCAATATTTCGGCGTGGCCCAACGACGCGCTCGTGTGCTCGTTGTCGCAAGTGCTCGAGAGGGGTTCGATCCCGCAGAGGTACTTTTTGAGTTCGACGGCGTGCGCCGGGATACTCCGCCGAGCCGCGAAGCGGGGCAAGAAGTTACCGGAACAATTAGCTCGCGCACTACAGGCGGTGGCGGGCTCGGAACGGATTTCGACTGCGCTGGTGGATTGCAACCAGTAGACGTAATTGCGGGGGGGGCAACTTGCGCGTTGCTTGACGACGAAGACTCGCATCGACGCGGAGACGGAGACGCTGATTCCTACTTTCGGGGGTGTCTTTGTCGACGCTCCCGACATCTCGGCGCCGGTGGCGCGCAGCGTCGAGCGGCCTCGCGGCGACGGCCTGGACACACTGATTGCCGGCACGCTGCAGGCCGGTGGCAAGGCGGCGGGCAGCGCCACACAACAGGACGCTGAGGCCGGCCTGCTTATCCCCATTGCCTTCAGTATGAAGGATTACGGCGGCGATGCAAGTTTCGACCTGGCTCCGACCCTCCGCGCCGGCAATCACGACGCCAGTCATGCAAACGGTGGCCAACCACCGGCAATCGCTTTCCAAGCCCGTGGATCGAACCTCGACTTGGGCCAAGAAGTAACCGGCACGCTGACGCAAAACTGTGACCGCGCCAGTGGCGGGGCACCATGCATCGCCTTTGATGCCCGCCAAGATTGCACTAGCAGCACCGAAGTCTTTGGCGCGCTGGGTTCATCTAGTCCTCAAGCGCAGGCTGTTTGCCACACTATCGGATCGCGAGAAGTCGCCGGTGCGCAGACAAGCAGCTACGGGAAGCAACCGGATAGCAGCGATTCATCTCTGGGGCCGAATCTGGCCATTTGCGTCACCGGCGACATCGCGCATACCCTGAAAGCCGAGGGCTTCGACGCCAGCGAGGATGGAACCGGCCGCGGCCAGCCAATCGTTGCCGCAACACTCGAAGCATCCGCCGGGCGCAGCCGTGGTGCCGGTACGCAGGTCAGCATACTGGCCAATACCGGCATGGCTGTTCGCCGCCTTACGCCGCGCGAGTGCGAGCGCCTGCAGTCCTTTACCGACGATTACACGCTTATCCCGTACGGCCGCGTGATTAAGATGGAGAAGCTGGAGCGCGATTGGATCAAGTACCTGCTGCGTGGCGGCGTGATGACGCTGGAGCAGGTCTGCCAGGCCGCAGCCGATGGACCGCGCTACAAGGCGTTGGGCAATAGCTGGTGCGTCTACAAAATCCGCTGGCTCGGCTGCCGCATTCACTTCGCGCTCACCGGCGAGAAGTTGCCAGCAAACTTCACGCACGAGCACGAGATTGTGAGGGTGGCATGAGTACTGCGCCGTCAATCGAATTCAGCGATCGCCTTTTTAGCAAACTCGATTCGCTGTGCGCAATGAATGATTGCCGCGCTCGCCTGCTCAATGCTGCGGTCACTCTTACCCTCGGCGATACATTGCTTCAACTCTTGCTCTCGCTGCAGACGAAGTTTTTCTACACCGGCAAGGTAGTTGATCCAATCCTCTTTGGTCGTCGGTTGCATGTCGCCTCCATAGGGCCGGATATTAAATTTGAAAATGGGACAACTCTATCCCTCGTCCGCAATATTGTAAGTTTGCCTAAGGCGCGTGGCCGCAGGCTGAACGCAGTCGAGGCATCCAGACCAATCCCCGCCGCTGATCGTGGAGACGCTCCAGTTGCATCCAAGCTCGTCGCGCTCATGCCAGTAGATGCCCCCGAAATAGGAATCGTCGCAGTCTGCGCAATCCGAGGCAATGAGTTTGATCATGTGGCGCAAGTCCTCCTTGGAGCGCATCGGCCGGCCATCGGCGCCAATTTCCGCCTCCAGGTGCTGCTTGCCGTCTATTTCAGCGTCGGCTTTGTCTTTGAAGCTAATTGCGGAGACTCCCAACTTCCCGCGCATAGCGCTGTCTTCCATCGAAATGATGACCCACTCCCAGCGGCCAGCTTCGTTTTCGAACATTTCAAGAGCCGTGAACATATCGCCTCCGTTATAAGAAAGGCAAATATACCATGCACTACGACCTGAACCAAGTTGACCGCCACCACCAGGTCAACATCACCGAATCCGCGCCGCCGGTGCTGATCCCGAAGCGCTGCGCCTGCGGAAAGACCGCCTTCGCGAAGCAGCTGGAGCAGCACGGAAAATGCGTGGCCTGCCAGTTCGCCGAGCGCGCGGCCACGCTGCAGCCGGAAGATCTGGACGTTCTGCGCCACATGCTGGGCGCGACGCCGCACCACCCGCGTCTGCACTGGGGCTGCCGCAACGAATACCTGGTGAACCGCCGCGACCTGCCGTCGATGGAGCGCCTGGTCGCCGCCGGCTTCGTCCGCGCTGGCCAGCCGCTGCTCCAGTTGCAATACTTCCACGCCACGAAGGACGGTTGCAAGCTGGCCGACCTGTCCGCAAAGCGCGCCGACTTGGCTCTGGCGCTGGGAGCGCGGCCATGAGGGGTTATTCCGCAATCGGGCTGCACAACCCGAAAACGCCGGCGAACGTCGGCAGCGCACTGCGCGCGGCCGGCTGCTACGGCGCGGCGATGCTGGCCTTGTCCGGCGATCGCTTCCGCCGCGCATCAACCGACACCGCGTCGGCCTGGCGCCACCTGCCGCTGATCCAGACCGCAGACCTGCGCAATGTCATTCCGTTCGACTGCGTGCCTGTGGCCGTCGACCTGGTGCCGGGCGCGCGCTCGCTGACCGGATACACGCACCCAGACCGCGCCTTCTACGTGTTCGGGCCAGAGGACGGCACGCTTGGCGCCGATATCCTGTCATGGTGCCGGGATGTGATCTATGTCCCGACCGAGGGCTGCATGAATCTGGCCGCCTGCGTCAATGTCGTGCTGTACGACCGCATGGCGAAAGAGCAGCGCGCCGGCCACCAACCATTTGCGGCCGTCGGTCGCGCAGGAGCGAGGTCATGACAGCGCTGAAAGCTTGTACCGTCCACGACGGCGGTGACCACAGCGTGATCGTGTTCGCTCACCACAATGTCGTGGCGCGCCGTGAGGGCGCCAACGAGCTCGACTGCGGTTTTAACGAAGTCGACTACTGCAAGCGATCGCCGGAATTCGACGCCTATGCGCCGGGCCCCGTGCCGCCTCTGGTAGCCATTGAGCATGGATGGTGGTTCGAGTGCAGCTGCTGCGGCCGCAAGGTTGACAGCGACGTCTGCCAGTCCGCCGAAGATGATGGCGAGGATCCAGATTTCTACGGCGCCGTCGCCGACGGCCGCGCCGTCTACTGCAGCGAGACGTGCCGCCAGATGGCGTTCGTCGAGCGGCGCGCACGGAAAGCGGCAGAAGTGGCGCTCATCGAGGTATTCGAGGCGAACTTCACCGGGGCGGCCATCCTCAACGTCTGGGCGAACTTGGACGGGTTCCGACTGGCGGGGGCCTGCCGCTGCTCTTCCGGCAGCACCGTGACATTCAAATTCCCAGGTGGTAAAGCAGCCGCCAACTGGAGTTTCGGCGGGGAGAAGTGCTCACTGAACCGCGACGACATCGAGGCTTTCTGCGCTTGGCGCGGCAAGCCGGTGCCGCCGGAATTCGCGAAGGAGGCCGCGTGATGCTCTACGACGACAACCGCCCGAGCCGCAAGGAAGTGCAGCAGGACGCCCGCAAGCAGGCCATGGCCGGCGCCGAGCGCGCGCGGGACGACGCCGATCGCCGCAATGGTGCCCTGATGCGCAAGGATTCGCGCCTGGTGCGCCTGCTGAAGGCGTACAGCGCCGTGCCGGACGCCGAGCGTGAGGTGTTCGTTGATCGCGTGCTGGCGGGGAGGGCTTCATGAGTATCAAGGGCCATGCACCCGCAGCCATCCATGGCGATAGCAATCACTATTTACTTCTCGAATATGGTGGCGCGCGGAGTCATCTAGCTCGAAGAAGAGATGAATATGTTGTCAGATACCGCTTGAACCAATGCGTCGATTCGATCGCACTGAGCCGCGATGGCACGCTGTCTAACAACCAATCTTGGGGATGGCATGCTAGGGAACAACATTGCGGTTCTCACGTCCTCATCTTGGTCAAGTTGATCAATAGTTTGCATCAGCAATCCGCAATGAAGTCCAATGTCCAGAAACGCGTTTATGGCCTTTGCGTTCCCGATTTCATAAACTGGTGCGCTCTCCAATCCAGCGATGACGCCCTGTATGAGTTTATGGTCGTAGACCTCATACCTGCCAATGGGCAGAAAGTTCGTTACAAAAACGTCGCGAACAAGATCGCTGCGCATCTTTGCAGCACGGCAGATTTCAACGATGGCGTCTTTCTTGTTCCTCAGCTCAATACGAACAATGTCGATGGCGTCTTTGCGCGCCTTCGCTGCTTGACGCTCACCCAAGAAAAAAGCCGCGACAATCGCTGCAATCGAGCCAACCGCTTGCACCCACGCAGGCCAGTCCTGGCGGTTTACCGTCGCCCAAGGAATCAGTTCGTAAGTCAGAAGCGAAGCAACTGCGATGAGCGCAAGTGCGGCGTATGCCCGAATCCATTTCTCCATGCCAGCCTCAATTGTTGTTTCGCAAAGAATATCACGGGCTACAGCGGAGCTGTCCAGTGATGCGCCGTACCCCCATGAAGCCAAGCACCAAGCCGATGAAGCAGGGCGGTTTCGCGCGCGGCGAACGCATCGAGGCCCGCGAGGTGACGAAGACCATCACCAAGGTCGCACGTGCTCGTAGCCTCAAGTCCAAGGGCCCGAAGATGACGCCGATCCGCAAGGCGGCGCGCGGCCAGGATTGCACCATCGTCCTGCCGGGCGTCTGCAACCGCGACCCGGCCACGTCCGTGCTCTGCCACAGCAACGAACTGACCGACGGCAAGGGCATGGGGCTGAAGGCGCCGGACACGAAGGCGGCGATCGGCTGCAGTGCGTGCCACGACGTGCTGGATGGCCGCCGGCCGCGCCCGGCATGGCTGACGAAGGACATGGTGCTGGCGGCCTTCCGTGCCGGGATCGAGCGCACCCACCAATTTTTACGCACGAAGGGATTGATCGAATGATGCAGAAGCGATTGCAGGCGCTCGGCCGTCTGAAGGTCGGCGCCATGAACAAAACGGAGCAGGCCTATGCCGCGCTGCTGGAGCGGCGGCGCGCGGCCGGCGAGATCCTCTGGTTCAAGTTCGAGGGGGTGAAGTTCCGGCTAGCGGACAACACGTTCTACACGCCCGACTTCGCGGTGATGCTGGCCAGCGGAGAGCTGGAGGTCCACGAGGTGAAAGGCGTATGGCAGGACGATGCACGCGCCAAGATCAAGATCGCGGCTGATATGTATCCGATCCGATTCCTGGGCATCAAGGCGAACCGCAAGACCGCCGGCGGCTGGGACATCGAAGAATTTTAACCATATATCAATGCGGACAAGAAAATGAGCCCGGAACAAGCATACGAAGAAATCTGCCGGCTGGCGCGCGAGCATGCGCTGATCCTGACGGCGGCCAGTGGGGTGGTCGTTATCGTCCATCCGGCGACGCAGAAAAGCGATGGTCTGTTCGAGCAGATCCAGCACCTGTACGGCCTGGGAGCGCACCCGGACACTCTGGCGCGCGAGCGCGAAGCCGCGTTCAAGGCCCGCCAACTGCCGCTGCTGGGGGATGTATGACTATCAAAATTTTAATCGGCGACGTGCGCGAGCAACTGCGCACGCTTGACGCCGACAGCATTCATTGCTGCGTGACGTCGCCGCCGTACTGGGGCTTGCGCGACTATGGTGTTGAGGGCCAGATTGGCCTTGAGGCGACGCCGGCGGAATTCATTGCCGTCATGGTCGACGTTTTCGAGGAGGTGCGCCGTGTGCTGCGTCCGGATGGCACCTGCTGGATCAACATGGGTGATAGCTATGCAAGCAAGCCAAACGGCCCGCTCGGAGCTGGTGGGCATACGACCGACGCGCCGCATGTCGCGGTCCGGACGGCGCACGCGCGGCGTTCCAGCAGCATCCCGGCCGGATTCAAGCACAAAGACCTGTGCATGATGCCTCACCGCCTGGCCATCGCGCTGCAGGATGCCGGCTGGTGGGTGCGCCAAGATATCGTCTGGAGCAAGCCGAATCCGATGCCTGAATCGGTTCGGGACCGCTGCACCAAGAGCCATGAGTACATTTTCTTGCTGACCAAAAGCGCGAATTATTTCTACGATGCCGAGGCGATCAAGGAGTCAGCTGTCGGCGCCACCGACGCGCCACGCAACCGCTGGGACACCAAGGATTATGACGTGCCCGGTCAGAAACCACAGAAGCGCGTCGCTCGCGGCGTAGGCTTCGGCCATGGAACCGATGCCGAGCAGCGGCGGCGCGGGCGTGTGCTGGCGGTGGAAATGATCGATGCTGCGGCCAGTGCGCGGCTCGGGCGCGGTCCTGGCTGGCGCGAAACGGCCGAGATCCCGTCGACCCGCAACAAGCGCAGCGTCTGGACGATGGCGACGCACTCGTTCGCTGAGGCGCATTTCGCAACTTTCCCGCCAGAGCTGCCCACTAATTGCATCTTGGCCGGTTGCCCACCTGACGGGATGGTTTTGGACCCGTTCTTCGGGGCCGGCACCACCGGCCTAGTCGCTGACCGGCTGCAGCGCGACTGCATCGGCATCGAATTGAACCCCGCATACGCCGAGATCGCGCGCAAACGCATCCAGGCCGAATCCACTCTGTTTGCAGAAATCGAGGTTGCAGCATGAAATCTGATAACACGCTCACCGCATACCGCATGGAGTTGGTCGCCGCAGCGCTGGCCGGCGGGCCGCTGTGCGTCCACGACCTGGCGCCGAATATATTCCTCTGCTACGGCCAGGCTTGGCGGCTGATCAAGGACATGCACGAGCAGGGGATGGTCCACATCGCCAAGTGGCCGTTGCGGCGCACGCCGCGCGCGACCCGCGTCGCCGCTTATGCTTTCGGCGCCGGCAAGGATGCGCCAAAGCCGAAACGTCTGACATCTGCGCAGCGCCAGGCGCGCTACAAGTCCAAGCTGCGCGCCGACCCTGAGCGGCTCGATATCCACTTGTCCAAGGGCCGCGCGCGCAAGCGCAAGCCAACCCGCGACCCACTGATCGCCGCCATGTACGGAGCGCCGACCGTACGCGCAACTGAAGGAGCTTCCCATGCCTGATATCCCAGTCAACACCGCCGCGCTGCGCATGATCGCCATGGCCGCCACGCAGGGCACGCGCACAGCCTACGAGAAAAAGGCCTACGACGAGTGGCGCGTTTTGCTCAAGATTCCGGGCCAGGTCCAGAAGGTAGAGCTGTTCCCGGGCGGCTGCCCGACCGACCTGGCGCGCGAGGACTGCGAATACATCGCGGCCACGCAGCCGAGCGTCCTCCTGGCGCTGCTGGATGAGCTGGACGGGCTGCGCGCCGCCGCGTTGGCCAGGCCGAAGTCGCGCGCGCCGCGCAAACCGAAGGCCGCAGCCGACCCGTTGGCCGAGTACTTCGACGCGGTTGATCCCGATGTCGTCCGCGATTTCAAGGCGCACCGGCAGCGCATCAAGGCCGAAATTACGGCGACGGTCATGAAGGGCTTCCAGCGCGAGGCGACTAAAGCCGGGATGACACTGGAGGCGGCACTGGTCATCTGCTGCGAGCGGGGCTGGCGCTTCGTCAAGGCGGATTGGCTCGAACGCGAGCGCACGCAGGCCGGCCAGCAGCAGGTGGGTGCACGCCCCGGGCGATTCGACCCGGTAGCTCACGTGAACAAGGGCGGCATGCCGCCACCAGGAGAATGGCCGGATGGAATTATCGACATCACCCCGCGCTGACGGCCTGAGTATATGGATCGCGCCACGCATCGAACTGAAGGGTAAGACGCTGCTAGACCACCTGTTCAACCGCCTGGACGGTATGTATCCGGGCAAGTGGCGTCAGAACTTCACGAACGAGCAGTCCATCCAGAACTGGAAGGACGAGTGCGAGCGGGTGTTCATCGAGGAGGGCATCCGCCCGGCGCAGTTGGACCTGGGCCTACGCGAGTGCCGGCGGTTATACCGCGATTGGGCGCCGACGGTGCCGCAGCTGGCCGACGCCTGTAACCCGCCGGTCGACCCGATCGCGGCCTACCACGAGGCGCTGGCCGGCCTGGAGGCACGCGGCAAGGGAGAGCAGGGCGTCTGGTCGCATCCGGCCATCTACTGGGCTGCTTCGAGCCTGCGCGCCGAGTTGGCCAGCCAGCCTGGCCAGTTCATGAAGGATCGCTGGGCGGCCGCGCTCAAGGCGCAGCTGGCGCGCGGTGGATGGGAACCGATCCCGGCGCCCCGGCCGCAGCTGGCCGCCCCCGGCAAGTCGCCGACAGCGCAGGCCGACGCGCAGCGCATGCTGGCGAAGCTGGGCGCGCTCGGAATCACGAAGTCGTCCAGCAGCGACATGGACCATATGGGCTGGGCGCGGAAGATCATGGCACGGCTCGAGCGCGGCGATAAGCGGCTCAAGCCGTTCCAGATCAAGGAGGCGCGGCTCGCGCTGGGTATCAACATCGAGAACGAGGAGGACGGCGATGGCCGGTAACTATTCTGGCGTGGGCGACCTGTTCGACCTGATCGCCGTCAAGCAGCGCATCGATCCCGAGATCGTCGACCAGGTGGCGCTGGCGGTGCTGCTCGCACTCGATGCCGCGCGCCGCAGCGCTGCGCCGGCGCCGGTGGCGAATACGCTGACAGAGCACCTGCTGACCAGCGTCGCCATCTGGTCGCAGATGGGCAACAAGCCGCTGTACGCTGCAGGCGTGAAAGCATGGCAGGCGCTGGCCAAGGCTTGCGCGCGGCCGACGACGATGCTCGACCTGACGACCAGCGAGTACGAGACGATCCGGCGCGCCATCAGCTACTATATCCGCGCGCTGCCGAAGCTGGAAATCGGCGTGCTGACCCGTGCGCAGGACAAAGCGTACGCGCAACTGCGGGCCAATCCATGAACGCGCCACTGTCCCGCGACGAGCTCCTGGCCGTGCTGCTGGCGCCGGCGCGCCGCGACCCGGAGCCGAGCCGCGCACTTCCGGCGGCATCCTACCGCGATCCGGCCGAGAGCGTGAAGCTGGAGGCGGAGAAGGCGCGGCCGCCGCGAAAGAAACCCAAGTCGGCAAAGGTGAACAAGAAGTGGCGGTAACAACAACTTGCTTGTAGTTACTCCAATTACTTTTTTGTTCCGACGTGATAAGGTCGCTTGGTCTTCTTTGGAGCAACTCACATGGGCTTTGCCGATCAGTATGTTTGGGCCTTGGGCGCCAGCACTTTGCAGGATGATGAAACTCATCACGCCACGGAGCCACTGTTCGCTGCGGCCGTTGCCGATGTCACCGGTGCCGGCATGGGGGCGCTGCTCTCGCGAGTGAAGTTCGCCGACGGGTCGATCAGTAAAGTTTTCGAGTCCGGCACACAGAATTTGGCGCACCTGCTGCGCGTCTGGGGCGAAATGGTTGCCCACAAGGGGATGGAGCGCAAATGGATTAAGGTCCGCGCCGAGTGGGATGTCGCCACTGCGCCGGCGTTCTACAAGCGTGTGGCCGAGCGCTCGCTGGCGCATTGGCTCGACGGCAAGTGCAAGGCCTGCAACGGCACCGGCGTGACGATCGAGCGACGCATTTGCCCGACGTGCAAGGGGAGCTGCACGGCGGAGGTGAGCCCCCAAGGTTTCGAGCGCGACCGCGTGCTCGACATGGTCAGCGAACTGGATGGCCTGCTCCAGGCGCACAATGCGCGCGCGGCGACCAGGCTGCGTCGGGAGCCTTGACGCATTACCGGCATGCCTCCCGGCTGCCGAAAACTGTCCGCGTCAGCAGATCGGCGCCCGAAGGAATCGTATGAACGATCAACAGATTTTGGAATTCATCGCCACCAAGCAGCCGGTGCGCGCGGTTCAGCTGGCGGACAAGTTCGACGTCGACCTCAAGAGTGCGAGCGATGCGCTGAAGTCGCTGGTCGATGTTGGAGACTTGACGCGCACCTCGGGCACGGCGCCAAACCAGCAGCCCGCACAGTTCTACTCGCTGAGCGAGACGTTCCTGAAGTCGAAGGAGGGTAAGCTGGTCATCGCGCGGATCGAGTCTCAGCAGTCCGCCGTGCCGCAGCCGCCGGCTGTCACGTTGCCTTTACGCGTGCCGCCGCCAACGCCTATCGAAGCGACTATCCCTTCTCCAGTGCCTGCGCCGACGGCAGCTGCGGCTACGCCTGAACCAAGTGCGGCGCCGCCATCGCCAGCGGACGATGCTAGCCTGCGCCGCATCGAGCGCGCCATCGCACACATCCGGGAGCATGGTCCGACGTCCGACGCCGATATCCGCGCGGTGCTGAATCTGCGCGCGGATCAGTACCCGTCGAATTTCATCGGCCGCGCGGTCAAGGATGGTCGCCTGGCCAAGGATGGCCGGGAGTGGACGCTGGGGCCAGGCACGCCGCCAGCGCCAGTCGTACGCCGGCCAGCGTTCGGCGGTCCACTTGGGCTACGTGGTGCGACGCCATTCCCCGTAGGTGCTCACGATGTGCCGAACGACGCGTGGAAGCGGGACAATCTCACGGAGGAAGTGCGTCCACATCCGCCCGCCGCCGATCTTGCCGATCCTGCCGTGACCCAGGAGATCCTTGTCCACCTCAAGCAAATGAAAGCCGATCTGCCCTCGCCGGTGTTCCGCTGCGGCCTATGGTCGGATGGCGTGCTGGAACTGCAGCGCAACGGCGTCACGGTCGCAGAACTACAACAGGATGAAGGCGAGACGGTTGCCGCATTTATGGCGCGTTTACAACAGCCGCTGGCATCTACTGGATGAAACGACAACACATGGGGTTGTTTACTTTTTCAACCTGATGTACAGTTGAGTCACACATACTCCGCTGCATTCGTTAGCGTCGCGTTCGCGCGACACCGTTAGCAGGGATTCGCGAGCAGACCGACCGATGTGTCTCTGCTCGTGCATACAGTATGTAGCTCACCCCGCAGATAGCGCGGGAGCACCCAAAGCCACCCATGCGGTGGCTTTTTCTTTGGGGCGCAAGACTGAAAGACCAACCCCTCTACGCCCGCCAAGGGCATCCACATAGAGGTGAATATGGCAACTGAACAAATCATGATCTGCAAGCTCACGCTAAACGCGTTGTCCGAGCATCGCTTCGCCAATCAGTCCGAACCAATGGTGAAGGTGGAGTTCGGCGCGGTGTGGGAAGGCTCGACCGAGAAGCAGGCTGCATCCGAGAATGCGATCTTCGGCAAGCAGACGCCGTCGGCGCGCTTCGATGCGACGATCCGCAACCAGGCTGTAATCGACAAGCTCCAGCCAGGCAAGAAGTACTACGTGACCTTCACAGAGGCACCGGACTAAACGCCGGCGGCGCACCATGACCGATACGACGCACCCGACGAAAGAAACCGTCCGCGCGTACATGGAGCGCCGCACGCATGCTCCGCTCGACCCGCCGCCGACGCCCGAAGAGATTCGGCGCCAGTTGGGCTGGCACATGATTCCTGCGAACCGCCAGCCGGACGCGGATCAAGACTGAACTGGCCGGCCGCGTGAGCACACCGCGCCGCCCAGCAACGGAGGTGCGCCATGAAGTAGCCTCGACCGAACATAGCAACTTAAGCGGCGGTTTTAACCGCACAGCCGGGCGCAGACCTCCAATCTGCGCGCCAAACCGGCCGCCAGGACGCTGTAACCTGGCACCCAATTCGCTGCACCTGCGGTAGCCCCGATGTCACGACAGAGGGTGAGAACGCAGGGCGGCAATATGCAACACCAGTTTCAAGCGGTTCAGGCCTGGGCGATCCCGGGCGCCGACATGCCGTTATAGCTCAGCTGGCAGAGCGGCTGCTTTGTAAGCAGCGGGTCCAGGGTTCGAAACCTTGTGGCGGCACCAGTGTCTCCCGCCCGGCTCGCGCCGGTCGTTCGCCGCCTCCGCACCCATGCGCTGACGGTTTTTTTATTCGAGGTCGCCATGGTCGAACTGATCTACATCACGCGCGCCACGGCCAAGGCTGTCGGCCTGACGCACGAGGGCACGCTGTACGGCGTCCCTGCGTGGTTCGAGGGCGATGACGCCGACTCCGAAGTGACGATGGCCACGCCCAAGGTGCCGTTGCTGCATGCCTGGTGCTGGCTGGCCGACCTGTTCTACGAGTTCGGATCCATGCTGATCCCGGCAGACGCAGTGCTGCGCGCTCCGATCCGCATCACCGGGCCGATCTGACCATGAGCATGCTCGCCGCCATCATGATCCTGTGGGGCGTCAACCGCCCGGCACCTGCTCAGGCCACGGCAGCACCACTCGCAACATGGCCATACCGGCCGCGCGCATCATGAGCGCCGCCGAAAATTGGGCGAACCAGCCGATGAACACCATCATCTGGCGCGCCGACATCGATACCTCCAGGCGGTGGATTTCCATCTGCTGCCAGTTGCTACGCATGCAGCGCGACATCGCGCAATCGAAGATTCAAGGGCCCGGCTCCGGTAAGGCCCGATAGTCACGTGCTGTCCGTCCATCGCGCACCAGCGGGCGGGTTTCGAAAAGCGTGCGCAGTGGCCGACGCAACATGACCGGAGTGGGTCCGGCCGCAGCAAGCGCGCCAAGGCGCACTGCGGTTCCAGCTCGGAACGGGCGGCCACACCAATGAAGGCTCACCACATGGCAGCGAAGAAGCCCGCCGCGCCCGGCCGGACCAGGCCGTATCCGCCGACGATGTTCGCCGACCCGCTGACCGCCCGCTACGCCCCCGCGCCAGAGGTGCTCAAGTGGGTTCGCGCCGAGATCCTCACTGAGGGCGGGCTGCTGTACAACGCCGACCACGCGCACCTGGAGTACGCTGACATCCAGTTCCTTTGGGCGCCGCAAGGCTTCGCCAAGGCCGGCCGCTACGTGCTGGGTCAGTGCGAGGAAATGACCTTCCGCTGTGGACCGTGGGCAAAGGGCCGCCAGCAACAACAGATGGCCGACTGGTTCGGCATGGTGCCGCAGTTCCTGATCACACTGGACGCCGAGCATTGCCTCACCTGCAGCGACGTCGAGTTCTGCGCGCTGGTCGAGCACGAGCTCTATCACGCAGCGCAGGAGTTGGACGAGTTCCAGCAGCCTGTGTTCAACAAGTACGGCCTGCCGAAGCTCTGCATGCGCGGCCACGACGTGGAAGAGTTCGTCGGCGTGGTCCGTCGCTACGGCGCAAACACCGATGTGCAGCGCCTGATCGACGCCGCCAAGGGCACTCCAGAGGTGGCGAAACTGAATATTGCGAGGGCATGCGGTACCTGTTTGTTGCGGGCAGCCTAACCTAGACCCTGCCTAGACGGAATCCAAACAATGGCGACACTGACTGAGGACGCCAAACGCCATATTGTCCAAGCGCTGGCTTGTTTTGACACCCCCACGCAGGTTGTGGAGTCCGTCAAGGAAGAATTTGGCATCGATGTGCCCCGCAACCAGGTTGCGCAATACGACCCTACCAAGGTGTCCGGCAAGAGCCTGTCGAAGAAGTGGCGGGTCATATTTGAGGATACCCGCAAGCGGTTCCGCGAGGAGGTGGCGGAGATCCCGATTGCGAGCAGGGCATTCAGGCTTCGCAGGCTGGAGAAGAACCTGGACAAGGCCGACAAGATGCGCAACGTGAGCCTCTCTAATCAGGTTTTGGAGCAGGCGGCTCGTGAGATGGGCGATATGTTCGTGAACAAGGGCAAGGGCGAGCCGGCCGACCAGCAGCCGCCGACGCCTGTTCAGATCAACATCGGCGTGCGCGACGCTTCGCGGAAAACCGATGGATGAGCTAGAACTTAACATCCCGCAGGCTGCTTTCCTGAACCTGCCGCACAAGTACAAGGCCTATGTGGCCGGCTTCGGCTCCGGAAAAACGTTCGTCGGCTGCGTCGGCATCTGCATGCACTTCTGGCAGTGGCCGGGTATCAGCCAGGGCTATTTTGCGCCGACCTACCCGCAGATCCGCGACATCTTCTATCCCACGATGGAGGAGGTGGCCGCGCTGATGGGCCTGCGCATCAAGGTGAAGCAGGGCGACCATGAGGTGGAAGTCTACGAGGGCCGGCTCTACCGCGGCACCGTGATTTGCCGCTCGATGGAGAAGCCGGAAACGATCGTCGGCTTCAAGATTGGTCATGCGCTGATCGACGAGCTGGACGTGATGCCGATGAAGAAGGCCGAGACGGCCTGGCGCAAGATCATCGCGCGGATGCGCTACAACGTGCCGGGGCTGCTGAACGGCATCGACGTGACGACGACGCCCGAGGGCTTCAAGTTCGTCTACCAGCAGTTCGTGAAGGCGATCCGCGACAAACCGTCGCTGGCCACGCTTTATGGGCTGATCCAGGCGTCCACGTTCGACAACGAGCTGAACCTGCCTGAGGACTACATCCCGTCGCTGCTGGCCAGCTACCCGCCGGCGCTGATCGCTGCATATCTGCGCGGCCAGTTCACCAACTTGACCAGCGGCTCGGTCTATCCCGATTTCGACCGCATTCTCAACCGCTCCACGCAGATCATCCTGCCGGGCGAGCCGCTGCAGGTGGGACTCGACTTCAACGTCAACAACATGACCGCCTGCGTGAACGTGGTCCGCGAGGGACTGCCGCTGACGCTGGCCGAGCGCGTGAAGGTGCGCGACACGCCAGCGATGGCGAAAATCCTGAAGGAAGACTTCAAGGACAAAGGCCATCAGGTCAAGATTTACCCAGATGCGTCCGGCGCGAACACCAGCAGCAAGAACGCGAGCGAGTCCGATCTGTCGATCCTGCGGCAAGCTGGTTTCTTGGTTGAGGTCAACCCTGCGAACCCTGCTGTCAAGGACCGGGTCAACGCCTACAACGGCATGATCCTGAACGCCGAAGGCGAGCGCCGCTGGAAGATCAACACCGACCTGTGTCCGACGACCACCGAAGCGCTCGAGCAACAGGTATGGGGAAAGGACGGGCAGCCGGACAAGAAATCCGGCCACGACCACCCGAATGATGCGAACGGCTACTTCATCGTGAAGCGCTACCCAATCGTGAAGCGCACGGTGCAATCCGGAACGCTCAGAATTTAAAGCAAGGAAACCATGGCCAAGGTCAACGAAGTCTCAAGCGCGATCGCCGCCATGCAGCCGGATTGGGCCAAGATCGACGCCCTGTGCGGCGGTACGAAGGCGATGCGCGCGGCCAAGGAGACCTACCTGCCGAAGTTCCCGGCCGAGGACCAGGAGAGCTACGACTACCGCGTCAAGACCTCGACGCTGTACAACGCGCTGGGCCGCACGCTGGAGAACATGGCCGCCAAGCCGTTCGCCGAGGCGATCACCTTCACCGATCTGGATCCTGTCGCTGAAGAGTGGATCGAAGACATCGACCAGTGCGGCAACAACGTCACGGTGTTCGCGCACAGCGTGTTCACTGAAGGCCTGGCTAAGGGCATGACGCATATCCTGGTGGAAGTTCCGCGGACCATGGATAAGGACGGCAAGCCGCTGTACCCGACCAAGGCGGCCGAGGATGCTGCCGGCGTGCGGCCGTACTGGGTACACATCAAGCCAAACCAGATCATCGACGCGGTACCGACGAAAGGACCGGGCGGCGCGCAGGTCATCGGCCAGGTGCGCTTCATGGAGTGCGTCGAAGAGCCTCCGGCCGAGGGCGAGTTTGGTTCGACCAGCGTCCAACAGATCCGCGTGCTCGAGCCTGGCCGCTGGGCGACCTACCGCAAGGGCACGGGTGCCCAGAAGGATGTCTGGCAGCTGCACGAGGATGGCACAACGTCGCTCGACTTCGTGCCGATGGTCACGTTCTACACGAAGCGGACCGGCTTCATGACGGCCGAGCCGCCGCTGCTGAACCTGGCCGACCTGAACATCAAGCACTGGCAGTCGTCGAGCGATCAGGACAGCATCCTACACACCGCGCGCGTGCCGCTGCTGTCAATCACTGGCTTGCAGGACGACGACAAGATCGAAATCGGAGCCAAGTCGTTCCTGAAGTTGCCCACCGGTGCTGAGGCGAAGTATGTCGAGCACACCGGCGCCGCCATCGAGGCTGGCCGCCTGTCGCTGGAAGACCTGAAGGCCGAAATGTCATCGATGGGCGCTGAGCTGCTGAAGCCGAGCCTTGTTGCGGCAACGGCCACCCAGAGCAACATTGAAGACGGCGATTCGAAGTGCCAGCTGTCGCGCATGGTGCAGGGCCTGGAAGACACGCTCGACAACGCGATGGACATCTCGTACAAGTTCAAGAACATGGAGTACAAGGGCGATCTGGACATCTTCGACGACTTCGCATCCGACGCTGTGCTGGCCACGGCCGGCCCGTTCATGATCGCGTTGCAGCAGATCGTGAACAATCGCATGTTGGACCGGAAGACGGCATTCGAAGAGCTCCAGCGGTATGGCATCCTCAACCCAGATCTAAACTGGGAAGATATTCAAGGCCAGATCGAGCTGGAAGGCCCCGAGTTCGACGTGCCGATGCCTGGCGCGCCATCTCCAGTCCCTTCGCCAATTCCGGCGCCAGCACCAGCGGCTGAATAATGAGCGCGCTCGAAGAGTGGCTGCTCGAAGCGCTGCTGGCCAGCGGCATCAAGATGCTGCGCGTCGAAGCGGAAATGAAAGCCCGGGTACTGGCCCTGCTGGTGCTGCTGCAGCGCGACCTGGTCGCGAAGCTGGCCAATGCCGGTGAACTGTCGGAGATGGGCAAGCAGGCTAAGGCCGCGTTGCTGCGGGAATCGAACACCCTGATCGCGGACTACTACGGCCGCGCCGCACTGCAGGTTGACCTATTCGGCATCGCCGAGGTGGAGTCGATGGCGGTCCGGAACGCGCTCACCGCGGTGATCCAGCGGGCCGCGCCTGGCGAGATCAGCGCCTCGATCCGGTTGGGTATCGGGATGCCGACCGAGGGTTACCTGCAGAAGCTGGCCAGCGACATCCTGATCCAGGGCGCGCCGTCGAAGACCTGGTGGTTGCGCCAGACGCAGGACACGCAGTTCAAGGTGGCGAACCAAATCCGCATCGGCGCGGCGCAGGGCGAGACGAACGCGCAGATCATCAAGCGCATCGTCGGGCAGGAGGCACGGGTCGTTGCGACTCCATCGCCTGCCGCTGATCCGAGCGTACCAGCTCTGTTCAAGCCGCCAGCAACCGCTGTGCCGGTGATCCAACCTGGCATTCCGGGCGTGATGCCACTGGCGAAGAAGAACGCCGCCGCCATCGTGCAGACCAGTATCGCCACGGTGGCCGCCGCCGCGCGCCGTGCCACGCTGGAGCTGAACAAGGACGTGACCGACGGCTTCATGCAGGTCAGCACGCTGGACAGCCACACCAGCCTGACGTGCATCGCCTACAGCGGAGCGTCGTGGAACTGGGAATACGAGCCGATCAACGGCAACGACCTGCCATGGAATGGCGGCGTGCCGCGGCACTGGAATTGCCGAAGCGTCGAGATCGCGCTGATGAAATCGCTGCGCGACATGGGTATTGATATGGACGACCCCGAGCCGACACAGCGCGCCTCGGCCGCCGGCCCAATCAGCGCTAAGACCACGTTCGCCGACTTCCTCAAGATGATGGGCCCGGCCTACCAGGATGAAACGCTTGGTCCGGGCAGGGCAGAACTGTTCCGCGCCGGAAAGTTGACGCCGCGCGAACTGGTCGATATGTCCGGCCGTCCCCTCAAACTGGAGACGCTCAAGGCCGCGCTGGCGCAGTGATGTAGAATTGGGGCATGACATTCGATCCCAAATCCCTACTCAACGCGCCGCTGGTCGACCTTGACGTCGACGGGCTGGTCGCTGCGCTTGTCCAGCTGCAGGCCGCCGGCATGGGTAGCATGGGCGTGAAGCTGCCCGATGGCGCGCCGGTTCGCAAGATCAACCTGGCGGCGCACGGCGAACAGGCCGCGCACGTCGTGCTGACAGATGGCGTGCCGCCAGTGACATTCCAGCGCGAAGTGAAGCGGGGCTACTAAATGTCCATCATGCGCCTTCATGTTGGTAGCTGGTTCGGTGCGCTTGCCATTCCGGCTTTTGATGAGGATGTAGACTTCAATTCGTCAGGGGTATGGATAAATATCGAGTGCCCTCTAGATGAGTGGAAGACTTGGCGATTGTTGCTGGAGCCGCCCGACCGCATACCTGCGATGATCAACGGAACGCCAGGGCACATCATCATTGTGGATGCGCAGCCTCAAGTTCGGCGTACTAAACTGCTCGTAAAGATCAAGTTTTACCCTCCCACTTAACCCGCTCCGGCGGGTTTTTTTACGCCCACAGATTCACCAGGCCGCCCTTGAGGCGGTTTTTTTATGCCGCTAGCGGACGCGACGCGGTGCACGGCCGGAAGGCCATCGATAGGGCGGATGCCCGGAAAGTCAGACCATGCCATTCAAATTCAACGCCGACGGCACCATTGCTGTGGATGCTGAGAAGAAACTCCCGATCTTCATCCACCCGAACGGCACCGAAGCGCCGTTCGACGCGGATACCACACTGGGCACCATCACCCGCCTGAACGGCGAGGCGAAGACGCACCGCGAGGGCAAGGAAGCCGCCGAACTGAAGCTGAAATCGTTCGAGGGAATTGAAGACGGCGTGGCCGCGCTGGCCGCCCTGAACACCGTGAAGAGCCTGAGCTCGGGCGAGCTGAAGACTGCCGCCCAGGTCAAGGAAATCCAGGATGCTGCTGCGAAGACCGCTCAGGAGCAGGTCGCCGCCCAAGCCAAGGCAAACGCCACCCAGATTCAAGAGCTGACCGCCCAACTGGATAAACGCACCAACGAACTGAACACCCATATGATCGGCGGCGGCTTCACCAGCTCGAAGCTGTTCAGCGACGACAAACACCCGGCCCGCCTGCAAATTCATCCAGAAATGGCCAAAGCCTACTTCGGTAACAACTTCAAGGTCGAAGACGGCAAGATGGTTCCGTACGACGCTGCCGGCAATAAAATTTTCTCGCCGACTCGCCCGGGTGAAGTCGCCGACTTTGACGAGGGCCTGACCCATCTGGTGCAAGCCTGTCCGTTCAAAGACCAGATCCTGAAGGCGTCCGGCGCTTCCGGCGGCGGCGCCCAGGGCGGCAAGACCGGCACCGGCGGCGCAAAGCAAGTCACCCGCGCCGCATACGAGGCTGCCGACCCTGCCGCACGCCCGGGCATGTTGGCCGGCGGCGCCGTCCTGGTCGACTAACTCCGCGCACCGTTCCACCGAAGGCCTGCCGCTGCGCAGGCCTTTTTCATTTCCGCAGTACTCGCAACGCATAGCCAACGCCTGGATGGGGGTTGGTGCTTTGGGCTGGATGGCCTGTCTGTTTCGAAAATTCCAAAACACCAACTTTTCAAAAGGCTACACCATGAAGAAATCCATGCTGTTGTCCATCGTCGCCATGTGCGCGATGGCGTTCTCCTCGGCCGCCCTCGCGGCCACCACCACGGTCCACAAGGCCTGCGATGCCGTCGCCTCCGTGCCGGCTAAAGCAGAGTTCTGTCTGCGCGTCGCGGCTGAGCTGGGCTATCGCTACCTGTGGAACTACTCGGCCAAGACCGGCATCATGCTGGGCGCGAACACGCTGACCGGCCTGATCACCTCGATTTATAACGCGATGGATGTGGTGTCCCGCGAGCAGGTCGGCATGATCCCGGCGGTTACCGCGGACATGACGTTCGCCCGCGCCGCTGTAGGCCAAGTGGTGACGTCGCCGGTCGCACCAGCCGCAACCGCATCCGACATCGTGCCGGCCGTCACGCCGCCGAATGATGGCGATCAGA